CTCTTGATGCCATAAGGCTGAAAAGCTAACAAGCAGAAACCCCTGCCGGTCCTAGTGACTGGTGGGGGTTTCCGCTATTGTGGGGGCATGGCTATAGAGAAACTTAAGGGTGTTGTGTCTGTCGCATCCAACTCACCCGGTCTTCCTACCGGGTACTCAGTGCAGGTGAGCATGCTTGTGGAGCGTATGAAACGCCATGGGATCCATGTGGGTGTGCTGTCCAACTATGGGACTGAAGGCTACATTGCCAAACACCGGACCAAAGCCGGTGACATCCCCATCTACCCTAAAGGGTTCAAACCTTACTCTGATGATGTGATGCAGTTGTGGCATGACCACCACCGTAGGGACCGGGAGACTCTGCCACACTTCATGATGACTCTCTATGATGTTTGGGTTTACAACGACCTGGAGACGGACATTCCCATCTATTCTTGGGTGCCTTTAGATCATGTGACCATGCCTCCTTTGGTGAAGAAGTTTTTGCAGAAGGACAATGTGACTCCGATTGCTATGGCACCGCATGGTCAGCGACAGCTCGCTGCAGCAGGTTTTGAGGGTGACTATATTCCGCACGCTGTAGACACTAAAGTCTTCAAACCTACCGGCCTGTTTAGGGGTGTGGAGACTCGCGACTTCATGGGTATAAGCAAAGACAAGTTCCTGGTTACAGCTGTCCTAGCGAACAAGGCAAACTCCATTGTCCACAGAAAAGGGTTTGCGGAGCTCTTCCTCGCCTTCGGTATCTTCCACAAAGACCACCCGGATTCACACCTGTATGTCCACGCTGATGTGCTCCCAGTTGTCGGAGGGTTCCACCTTGGCACTCTCATGAAGTCTTGCGGTGTGCCTGAGAAGGCTGTGACTTTCGCTAACAGGGATGAGCTGCGCACTGGTTACAGTGAAGCTGAGATGGCCGCGATCTATACCGCTTCTGATGTTGTGTGGATGGCAACCTATGGTGAAGGTTTCGGGGTGCCTACGATTGAGGCGCAAGCTTGTGGAACCAGGGTGATTGCTTCTGACTGGGCTGCAACCGCTGACCTGATTGCTGAGGACAGTTTCCATGTAGTCGGACAGCCTTTCTGGGATGCTCCCCAAAGCGCCTTCTTTCAGATTCCGGTTCTCGCCTCCCTTGTGGAAGCCCTTGAGAAGGCATACAAGGCCGATAGAGACACTTCCACAGTAGCCAGGGAGTTTGCCCTTCAGTTTGATGTTGAGAAGGTCTGGGAGGACCACTGGCTTCCTTTCTTCCGCAAGGCTCTTTCTCAATAGTGTGGGTGGGCTCTGGCGCTAAACTAGAGTCTGGAGGCTTTTCATGGCAATAAGCAATGGTTACGCGACACTCGCTGATGTGAAAGCGGCGCTTCGCATCCCCACTAATGACACTCAGGATGACTTCCTGCTTGAGTTGAGCATTGAGGCAGCATCAAGACAGATTGACGGTTTTTGTGAGCGCGTATTTACCCAGTCAACCGCGACCAGGATTTATCGGCCTACTGATGTGTTCACTGTGGACATTGATGATCTGCAATCTTTGACCTTCCTGAAGACTGACCCTGACGGCAGCGGTGTGTTTTCGACAACCTGGTCAGCTACCGATTACCAGCTGAACCCTTTGAACCGGCTGACCGGTGGTATCACTTCGCCTTACACCCAGATTCGGGCTGTGGGTGACTACCTGTTCCCCATCTATGAGCCACGCAATGTGAACTCTAATGAGGCTAGTGTGCAGGTGCAGGGTGTGTGGGGTTTCGCCGCCATCCCGACAGCAATCAGGCAGGCCACAATCATCCTTTCTATGAGACAGTTCAAGCGTTACGATTCACCTACAGGTGTTATGGGCTTCGGAGATTTAGGTGTCATGCGTGTCGGTTCTGTGGACCCCGATATTCAAGCCTTGCTCATGCCCTTCCGAAGGATGTTCCTCGCGTGAGTATTACCGACATTAGGGATGGTATTGCCGCTAACCTGGCAACCATTCCTGGTTTGCGCACTAGCGCTGAGCTCCCGGACCAGCCAAACCCACCTATAGCTGTGGTCCAGCTGAACAATGTCACCTATGATCAGGCGTTTCAGAATGGCCTGGTCCTTTACAACTTCACTATCACAGTCATTGTGGGCAAGGTCGCAGAGCGCCTCGCACAGCAACGATTGAACGCTTACGCCTCCGCAGGTGCAGGTGGTGTGAAGACTGCCCTGGAATCAGATCGCACTCTTGGCGGTTCAGCTTTTGATGTGAAACTTCAAGAGATGACCAACATTGGTGCGATAACATTAGGGGAGCAACAATACTTGGCAGCAGAGTTTGCGGCCATAGTTTACGCAGACTAAGGAGACCAAAGTGGCGAAGTTTTCGGCTACTGACTTTGATATAACAATTGGATCTGTCGACTTTTCGAACAGCCTTGCCGCAGTCACCCTTGACATCACAAGGGAGCAGCTGGAAGTTACCAGCTTTGGCAATTCTGCTCGCAGATATATCGCCGGCCTTCAGGATGCTTCTGTCACCCTGAGCTTCCACCAGGACTTTGCTGCCGGTTCTGTTGACAGCACCCTGTTCACTAACCTGGGCGGCACTGTCGCAATTACCATCAGGCCTACCAGTGCCACTGTTGGCACCGCAAATCCTGAGTACCGCTTCAACGCGCTTGTGGTCCAGACCACCCCATTCAGCTCCAATGTTGGCGATCTAGCCACCATGGATGTGACATGGCCGGTTGACGGTGCAATCGTTCGGGGCACCGCAGCCTAAATAGGGTAGTATCTGTGACATGAACTTCAATCTTCTTGTCACACTACTGGATGGGTCCAGCCAAGAGGTCAGTGGCATTGCTGCTGACCTTGTGGCTTTTGAGGCACAGTTTGATTTGAGCGTTGCTTCGCTCGGTCATGGTGTCAAAATCACTCACTTGCTTTGGCTTGCCTGGCATGTTCTGAAGCGGACTGGTGCTACCGGTCTGACCTTTGAGCAGTGGGTTGAGACTGTTGACACTGTTGAGGCTGGTTCGCCAAAAAAATAGTTGGGCTGGGTGACACATCAGCCCATTGGATGATTGCTCAGCTTGCGGTGGAAACCGGCATCAGCCCTACAGAGCTTGCTAACTTGAACCCTCGCATGCTGTTTACTATTCAGCGTGCTGTAGAAGCTAAATATAAGGCTACCCAGAGGCCACGCAAGCGCAAGCGATAGAATAGGAAGCAGGAACGGAGTCCGTCTTGCTGTCTACTCAAATGCGCGTTGAAGGCCTTGTGGAGGTCACTAAAGAGTTACGCGATTTAGATCGTAAGGCTGTCAACAAGTTGCGCTCTGAGATGCGTGGGATGATTCTCCCGATTGCGCGTGAGATTGCCGGTGATGTTCCTCAGACTCCACCGCTTTCGGGTATGGGTCCAAACACTCGCCGGGGTGGAAACCCTGTGAACGGTGTGACCAGGTGGACTGGTGTGCCTAAAGCTTCTGTGTCGTTTACTCCTGGGACCGGGCGCGGTAATACTCAACGCCTTTTGGCCATGAAGTTCACTGGTGGCACTAGGGGTTCGGGCGGTATCGGCTTTGATTATGCGGAGCTTGCAGGATCTAGCAAGAGGCCGGGGCGTTCTTTCTCGGCAGTGTATGAGAAGAATGGTATTCCTGGCTTTCAGCACCGGGTGAACGGTCAGGGAGCGGCCTTCAACAGGGGTATACGCGAGGCTAAGCCCATTAGGGGCCGGGCTGGATACTTTGCCTTTGATGCGGCTGTGCAGCGTTACAAGACCATTGAGGGGCTTGGGAAGCGTGCCATTGATGCTTACATGCGTGATGCCACTATGGAGATTGAAAGAATAAGGATGGGCCGCTAATGGCTATTTTCATTCCGCTGGTTACTAAGTTTGATGCTAAGGGTTTGGAGGGTGCTCAGAGGGCGCTTGCTAGTTTCCAGAACTTTGCGGTGGATGTTGGCCGGGTGGCAGCCGCAGCTATTACTGCTGTGGGTGTGGCTTCTGTGCGTGAGGCCGCAGCTTTTGAGTCTACCTTTGCGAAGATTCAGGGTTTGGTGGGGCTTACCACTGATGAGATTGATGAGCTGGAGGCGGCTGCTAGGAGGCTTGGTCCTCAGTTCGGTAGATCAGCTAATGAAGCTGGCCAGGCACTGTTCTTCATTACTTCTTCGGGGTTGCGAGGCGCTGATGCTATAGATGTCCTGGAGGCTTCACTAAAGGGTGCAGCTGTCGGCCTTGGTGACATGAGCTCCATTGCTAACGCTGCAACAGCGGCCATGAACACTTACGGTCCTTCAGTGATCTCTGGTACTGAGGCTGTGGATGCCCTCGCTGAGGCTGTCCGCCTTGGTCAGTTCGCACCGGAGGAGTTGGCTTCAGCTCTTGGCCGGGTTATCCCTATTTCTGCTGAGCTTGGTATCAGCTTGCAGGAAACTCTTGGTGTGATTGCTGGTCTGACCAGGGGCGGTCTGAACGCTTCTGAAGCTGTGACTGGTGTGCGTGGTGCCTTCCAAGCCTTCTTGAAGCCTTCTGGTGAGGCTAACGACATGCTGGAGAAGTTCGGCATGACTGCTGAGGGTGTCAGGCAGAATCTGCGAGAGAAGGGTTTTCTTGCCACAGTCGTTGAGATGCGTGAAGCGTTCGGTGACAATGAGGATGCAATCACTAGGGTCTTTGGATCTATTGAAGGTTTGAACGCTGTCCTGGCTTTGACTGGACCTAACCTGCAAACCAACACTGACATCATCTCTCAGATGACAGACAATGTTGGTGTCCTTGATGAGGCTATGGCGCTGGTCGCGGAGACTTCGCAGTATAAGTTTGATGTTGCTATGGCTACCGCTAAGGACAGCCTGCTGGACATTGGAACTGCACTTCTTGACGGCCTCACCCCTCACCTGGATTCTTTCCAGGCTTGGATGGAAACTAATGGGCCGGCCATTGAGCAGGGCTTCATCAACATCTTCAACGCCATCAACCAGATTATTACTAGCGAAGTTATGGCAAACATCATTCAAAGGTTTGCTGAGTTGTGGCCGGAGATTCAAGAGGCTGTCACACAGTTGGGTGAACTGGTGGCACTGCTAACCCCTGTCCTGTTTGACTCTCTTGAGCAGGTCATCCCACTGTTCACAGATCTAACTTCAATCATGAATGACCTTGGGTTCTTCACTGGTGAAGTGCTAGGTCTTTTCGGGGACTGGGGTGAGGAGACACCTAACATTGTGGATTGGCTGGAAAAGCAAATCAATCCTATGCGCAGGTTGCAGGAAGCAGTCAAGGCGGTGGCTGATGCTTTGAACGCTGCCAGGGAAGCTTATGAGCGTTTCCAGGCTGCTGGTGGGTTGAACCAGTTGAAGGGTGTCGTTAGTGGCAATAACTTTGGTGGGCGCAGGGCCGGTGGTGGGCCTGTCGCTTCCGGTAGTTCTTATCTGGTGGGTGAGATGGGGCCGGAGCTGTTCACACCTTCTTCGGGCGGTGGCAGGATCACCCCTAACGATTCACTTGGTGGGAACACTTACAACATAACAGTCAACGCCGGTATGGGAACTAACGGTGCTGCGCTTGGGGCTCAGATTGTGTCGGCTATCAAGAAGTTTGAACGCACTAGCGGTCCAGTGTTTGCGAGCGCCTGATGGCGGTAACAGTTGAGCTTGGCCTGTCTAAGGCTTTCACCCTGGATGACCCTATTGCTGGTGTTATCGGTTCGACAGAGTTCACTATTGGTGGGCTGTCTTTTGAGGATGTGACATCAAGGGTTAGATCTATAACCATTGCCAGGGGTAAGAACCGCGACCTGGACCGGTTCAACGCCGGTTCCTTGAGTGTGGAGTTCAATAACACTGACCGAGCTTTCGACCCCCTATACACTGCTTCACCTTTCGCAGGGAACATTGTCCCTAGGCGTGATGTGCGCGTGCTCGCTGATGGGACAGCACAATATGTGGGGAAGGTTACTGACTGGAATCTTGGTTATGATCCGGCAGGGCAGTCTATTGCGGAGTTGCAGGCTGCGGATGGTTTGACCTTCCTGGCACAGCAGGTGTTGACGGCTG